GTACTATTTTTTTCTTAAATTCGGGTGTGTAACTTTGTGGCATGATAATTACCTCTTTTCTCTATTGGATTTATTATATCTTATTAGCCACTACTGTTACAACGTTAGTATAGCACTTCAATTCATTGCACTTGTAATTGGTGGTCATTGCAAGGACTTCATCATCAGGGGTATCAAAAAACCGTTTCTTTATCCAGTGGTGTTCGTTCCACGGGTTCAGTGTAAGGGTTATTTGTTTGAACAGTCCTGAACCTTCCGGGACAGCACCACGGATTGATTCATCAAGCATATTGAAATCATCTTCTGAACTAATTTCATACGCTTCTTCAATCCACATCCAACACAAGCAACCAATATCAACGGTTATTGATGTTACTTTCAGGGGGTCATCCAGTCCCCTGAAATAAATCTTTTGACCTGTTGGTTTATAGGTCATTTCAAGTGGTGATTCTTTGATTTCCCAAAAGGCATCAACGCCAAGGCGGTGAATCGCCCACTTCAATTCTGTGAAACAGGAATCTTTCAGGGTTCTGAAAGTCTTTCTGACCACAAGGGTATTTGCCTGTGGGTACTTCATCATATTGGTGATATACCAAAGGGCAGTTGTTTTTGATTTCTTGGATGCACGGCTGCCCTTGCATACCCTATATCTACCTTTCCAACGCCAAAAAGTACCGTAACCCTTACCAACCAGTTCAGGCAGCAGCACTTTCTTCTTGCCGGACTTTGTAGCTTTGTAATCTTCCGGGTACAGGATAAACTTCTGATACCCAAAAACATATTGTGAAGAAATGCGGTTCTTTACCATAGGCAATCACCGCCTAATCTTCAAGGGCATCTTCACCTGTGATAACAATAGGCTGCGTGATGTTCACATCCAGTTTGTCATTCCACATACCCAAGTGTTTACCAAGTAATTCAAGTGCTTTCAACTTTGGTGAGATCTTCACTTCCCTTTCAACACTTGACCCGGTTTCTGATTCAGACTGTTTATATTTCACGGATTCAATACAAGCAAGGTCATCTTCTGATGCACCGTCTTTTATTCTTCCGTGACTGTCAACAAGGTCTGTCATCTTCACAAAAGCAATGCGGGCAAGTTCTAAAACAACCCTGTCCTGATTGATTCCTGTTCTTTTGCTGCGTTCTGCCATTGCAACACTAATTGCCTGTTGAACCTTGACATTTGCCAACATCCTTGAACCTTGCTGATCTGCTGTTTTTGCCGAATAACCCGCACGAATGGCTGCTTGTGTTGCGTTCAGGTCAATCAGGTATTCTTCAACAAAACGCTGCTGTTTTTCAGTTAATTTTGCCGTTTTTGCCATCAAACAACACCCCTTTCATGTATTTTTGCAATAAAAAATCCCTGAAACATTACATTTCAGGGTGCAAATATCGGCATAAACAAAAAAGAATTGTGAAAAAACAACCGCTTCTTCACAATTCCCATCTTGTCAAGATACATCCTATCATTAGATTCAAGAATACACAATATACTTGAAACAACAAAATCTATCGTAAAACGCTCTTTTTGTTGTTTCATGTGACAGTAAATATACATTAAGTTAAGTAATGCAGATCATCATAAGTTTCTTCAAATCTTGTAAGTGCCTTTTTGTGAAGATTCCTGACATACTGATATGACATACCCATTTCACCTGATGCAACTTTCAAACTCTTAAACTGTACATACACCTTGAACAACACCTGTGAATACCTTGCATTGTGCAGACCTCTAATCTGCTTGATGATCTGTTCCTTGGCATCTGAAAAGCGGTCAATCTCTGCATTGATTTCATCATTGAAAGCAACATAATTTGTGACTGCCTTGCATAAACTGTCACCTGACGGACTTGTCTGCACTCTTTCAGCAGAATAATCTATTGCCCCGGTACTGCAAGCATTGATTTTCATATCATCAAGGCGTTCTAAGTCCTGATTGATATTAGTATCAAGTTCCTGTAACTGTCCTAAATATTTCCTTGCGGATAATGTTTTCATTCTTTCACCTGTCCTTTCCTTGGTATCGGTTGGGTAACGGTTGAAAATTGACAAAAAATGTCTTGAAAGCCTTGTAAATACTGACGGTAACGGTTGGTAACGGTAACTGTTAAACTCTTATACTCTATATTTTTACTTTTTATAGATACATAAAAAATACTAATAAATAAAAATAATAAGAAAATTACATTTAACAGTTACTACCGTTACAAACCGCATAAATAAAGACTTTCAACCGTTACCGTGAACCGCTACCAACAGTTACCAACCGCAACTACTGCATAAAATCATACGGTGTATCATTCACCTTTGTATAAATCACATCAGCAACAACCATCTGACCAAACTGCTGACCCGCTGCAAACTTAGGAACTGCAATCACGGCAACCCCGGCAGTATGCACCCCATACAACAACTGTGATATGTATTGGTGTGCAAGTTCATAAAGTTCTGTACCAATCACCTGACCTTCAAATTCTTTTTCCACCAATGGGAAAATATCATCATTCATTGATACACTGCCCTTCTGTTCTAATAATTCCAAAATCTTATTTTCCATAATCATTCACCTTATCCTTTCACCATTGCCCGGAACTCATACCAAGCATACTTGACATACAACTTACAGTTACACCAGTGCTGAACCCGTCTGATCTTCTTCTGCATCTTCCGGGTCATTTTCTTTTTATGTTCTTCTGACCACTGCCGACACCATTCTAACTGTGCAGCATCTTCCTGTTCATCATACATTTGACTTCACCCCTTTCACCAATCAAACGCCCAACAGATAATAAGAAACACCGTAATGACGCTTACAACACAAAGTATGTTTTTCCATTCATACTTGAATACTGTGTATATTAGAAATATGACAAGGACGGTCATCAGCAGTATTGTGATTATTCTGATGAATTTCTTTATTTTTTCAATCATCTGTAAACCCTTCCTGTCTTGGTATCTTTTACCTGAACACGTTCAGTCAGTTCAAACCCCGCACCTTTGATGATGTACTTCAAAACCTTAATCAGATCATAGGCACGTTTGTCTGCTGCTTCACATTCAATCTGTTCACGTTCTTCCTTTGCAACTCTACCAACCGCAATAGTTGCCGTTGGGTCTGCATAACCTTCTGTATTTCTTCCACCTTTCACTAATTGATACCTTCCTTTCTTATAATCCCACTATTCAGCATTGCACTGAACATACTTTCAAATATCGGTACGGGTATGGAATTACCCGCCTGATGATATAAGGTTCTGTTCATTTTCCCCGGTTCAACTCTGCAAGTTGCTTCTGCTGCATAAAAATCATCATCCGAATACCCCATCAACCGCCAACATTCCAGTTCTGTCAAATATCTGTATTTTCCACCACCAAGATCAATGACCTGTGCGGGTGTCCTATCCTGTCTTGTTGTTATAGTATTTACATAATCTTTGATTATGGTTGCCCTTCTAATTCCTTTCTTACCAATTACTGAATAAACACTTGGCTGTGTCACCAAGTAGCAATCAGGAACATCACCGTATTCAAGAAAATTTGAAATGTTTTTCATGGGTCTTTTTTCCATCAGTTCAAAATCAAAAGCATTGTCACCAAGAATTGATACTGTGAAACACCGTTCCCGTGCCTGTGGTATTCCATAATCACGGCAGTCTAACACTTTGTAATTATTGGAATAACCCAACTTTTCCATATATGACAGGTAACGGTTGAAGTTGTGAACCATGTGCTTTGATAAAACATTCTTTACGTTTTCCCATATCACAACAGTTGGTTTCCACTCACCCATCTGTTCAATAATATGTACCGTTTCCCACATCAGGGATGATCTTGTCCCTGAACCTTCATCAGCACCTTTTCCTTTGTTTATTCTTCCGTCTGCTGCCGTTGCTTTTCCCTGATGCCCCGCAATACTGAAATCCTGACACGGTGACCCGTGAATCAGAATATCAGGTTGAAGATTCCACCCCACTACTGTCTGCGGTGAATATGCTGATTCCTGTTCAAACATTGCATTGTATGACCTGACCGCCTTTTCATCAATTTCCACATAATCAATAGATTTTACTGAAACACCTATGTTTCTAAGGGCAACCCTTGGTGACCCTATGCCACCAAAAAGTTCCAATATTTGCAGTTTTTCTGACACATTCAATCACCTTCCTTTCTGCTATGAAACAAATATCTTACAATTTTTATTGTTCACTTTTTTCTGAATTACTCTGAACCCAAGCCTTTTATTGATCTGCTTACTGAATACAATATTTGACATTGGCTGCATTGCATTGTCTGCACAAAAAACCTGATACCGTTTATATACATCAGCTGTTGGTTCATTTTCAATCATGTCAACCCCGCTGTCATTGATAAATGCAAGGATAGGGTTGTTTTCTTCCTCATACTCTGTCAACTGGTTCTGAACCTTGTCTGACTTGGTGAATCCGTCACTGATGATGATTCTTTTCAGACCTTCTACACCAAGCCTAATAAGATATTCAATACTGTCCTGTTGAATCAACCTGTATTTGATAAATGGGTCATAGTCAGGTGAATCCTTGCTGAACGTGGCATTGAATGGGATGATGACCAAACGCCTAAGTACCGCCCCGGTCTTGTCCTTCATACGGGGAATATCATTGGCACTGAATAACAGTTTGATGAACGGGTTGAACTCAAATGGGTCTTGTCCTTTACGCTCTGCCTTGATACGGTTACCTGTTACTATTTTTTTGAACACGCTGACCTGTGAACCTTGAAGGAAATCATCACCAATATCATCACCAATGTTTGCCAGTTTACCGAACATCATTGAAGTATTGAACCTGTCCCCCAGTTCTTTCAGGTCAAGTGCTGAAATATTCCGATCACCAAGGATTGCTTTGACACAATCCAAAAATGTACTTTTACCATTGGACTTGTCACCTGTCAGGATGAACGCCTTGCCTAACTCATTTCTTCTGTAAAAGCAGTAACCAATACATTCTTCCAACAATGCCCTGATTGCTGCATCACCACACGCTAACTTGTTCAGGGTGCTATCTGCCAGTTCAGAATAGGCATCCGGCTTGTAGTCCCAAGGAATCTTGTTAGTAATAACAATGTCCGTGCTGAATGGTTTCAATTCCCCGGTCACAAGGTCATATACACCGTTGTTGAAAGCAATCAGGTTTGCATCTGACTGTTCTTTTTCATCAACGATCAGTTCCATGTAGTCAAGAACTTCCCGGCGTTGCATCTTTTTCAGGTTTGGGATGTGCTGAATCATGTTTGATTCAATTTCTTTGTACCCATTGGAATACACACCGTCTTTATATATGTGTAACTGTCCGTTAATTTTGATAACGTGTGCCGTGTTCTTCATAAACACTGCAAACTTGTCAAACAGGAATGTGCTGCCAAGGAAAAAAACGGGTTTCTGAAAAGCATCATCACGCAAGATCACTTCCAGTTCATCATCTGACAGCGGTTGTTTCAGAACAAACTTGTTCAGGATGCGGATGCACTCACGGGTTTCTTCAACCGTGAAATCATTTGCAGTCAGGGTCAAGATATAATTGAAAAGTGCTTGATTCCTTCCGTCCCCGGCATCCATATCAACAAAGTCTGCAGTTGCCTTGACCGGGAACAACCACTTGGGAACTTCCTGATACTTTCCACCTTCTTCAATGTCCCATTCACAAAACCTTTCTTCACCGTCAATCTTGATAACCTCATAAGATAACTTACTGCCGACTTTTATATCAGCAGTAAGACCAACCGCCAACTGAACGTGTGTCCTGTTCCTTGCAATAGTATGATTCTTGAAAAGAAAGTGTTTTCCCCTACTGGTACAGAGGACTTTACAGTCAAGTTGCAGTTCTTCCACAATGTTCATCAGAATTTCAGATTGGTCAGAATCATCAATGTCAATAAGGATGGTATCATCAGCCAAAACCCCACCAAACCCATTCAGGTTCTTCACTTCATCATAGGTTTTCCATGTGGTTCTGTTTTTCAGTTTTTCAATGCTTGCCTTGCCCTTGGTTTCAACATAACCTTTGTAAAGCATCTTTTATCACCTACCTTATGTGATGTTTTCTAACACCTTTTTATAAAAATCCTTATTCCTGATGTTGCTGTTGTACCGGGACTGATAGGAACGAAGCAGTGTTTTCACTTCTGCAAGTTCTTTTCTGCACCCTTTCACTTCTTCATTCCATCTGTCCCACCCTTCCGACTTATGCAGCGGTGTTGACTTCTTGTAACTGTCACGGGTATATAAAGCATCCCGCAACTGCTTCTGACAATAACTGACTTTCTGTTCATACCCTGTGATATACCGTTCAGTTTCCAACTGTTTCTGTTCAAACTGTTCAATCCAGTCCTGAACAAATTCTTTAATCTGCTGTTCACATTCCGGGGTGAAACTGCTTCTGATAAGTTTCAGCAGTTTCCTGACCTTGGCAATGCTGCGGATATTCAGAAATTCTTCAAGATGAACAGTCATTGAACCATTTTCATATCTGATTTCTAAATCCATGAAAAACCTTCCTTCCCGGTGTTATGCTACAACACCAAATTGTTTCAAGCGTTTCTTTGCTAAATCTATGTACCACTGCCTATCAAGTTCAGGCGGTGTTTTTACCCCAACAACTGAATCATTGAAAATGAAACAGTGGTCAGGTGTATTACCGAATTTTTCACCTTTGGTTTTCACCTGTTTACGTTTCAGCAATCTGCCGTCCTTCTGATCGTTAGATGCAAACACCCTGTATGACTTATATGTGTATTTGTCCTTGTCAGGGTATTCATACACCGTCTTGATTGTTCTTTTGCCTATATGACTGACAAGCGGGGTGCAATGCTCATGTTCCACCCAATCATACTTGTCTGATAACTTGACGATCTTCTGAAACATAATCAGGTCATCACACTGATTGATGGTCTGTTCAACCGGGGTTTTCTTAACCATGTAGTCAACCAGTGCTTTATTCAGGATTGGCAGATCATTGTCAACCGCTGAAAGTTCCTTCACATAAGCACCGATTCTTTCAACACCGCCGTCAATACCAACCCAAAGGTAATTGTTCACATCCTTCTGATAGATTTCACTGATGTTATCCAGTTCAAGAAGAATTGAACACTGATCTGTTGAACAACGCTGTTCCCACTCCCAACAAATATCATCAACCATTTCAAAGGCTTCATCTGTGTCAGGAATCCAAATAATAAGACCATCCGTGTTGGACTGAATCAGTTCAAATCCCGGTACAACTTCAAGGTGTTCAATCAGGTCAAGCAACATCAACTGACCGTTGATGCACATACAGTTATTGTTTCTTGGGTCATACGCTGCATTGGTTTCATCCTTCATTGCACCTGACAAGGCGTTCAGCATCTTCTTATATGGCAACTGTGCTTTCTTCCACCGCTTGACTTCTTTCTTGTTTCCGGCGTTTTTTGCAGCAATCTGTTTTTCCTTCATGGCTTTTCGTGTGTTATACACCAACGGGTAATTGTCATTAGTTGCTGCCCTTGTAACCAGTCCCCAAGCAATCAGCATTGAAGGATAGTAATTGTTTACATCAACGTGCAGCAGTTGCCCGGTCTTGTGAATTGGTGTGGCTGTTGCCCCATGAACACCGCCAAAACCGAATGAATGAGGAATACCAGCAACCACGGTTTCAAGTCCCTGTTCCTTGTACCATGTGCGTTTTGAGTATTTATCCATGTGTGCCAAGTCCATTGACAAGGCTTCTTGTCTTTTCTGTTCAAACCAGTCCTGAACATATTTATATTTTTTCAGCTGCAAGCACGGCAAGAAGTAAAAATCAAATTCATCTTCAAATGATCTGCGGGAACACCCAAGCACCTTTGCGGTGATTCTTGCTTCACTGTCCCCTATATCAGACAGGTTCACAATGTCCGGGAAAGCCTGAATGATACCGTGCATTGCATTAAATTCATCTATTTTTTCAAGGAATACTTTGATGGTTTCTTCCACATCATGCCGACAGTAGAAAACCGTCATTTCAATTTCTTCCTTGGTCAATTTCCTGTTTATTCTAAAATCAACATCCGTTTCCTTGATATTGCTGCCAAGAAAACCTTCCAGTGTTTTCAAACCAACCGGGGGGTTCGGCATAACATCATAGTTAATCATTGGAACTTTGTTGAACGCTGATGAAAATTGCCACCCTTCCTTTTTTTCAACAATTATCCAGTCATTGATTCTTTTGGGGTTCATTCCCAACAGAATACCTTTCATAATGTACTGGTCATAGTGGCGGTTGTTATAACCTACCCATATATCCTTGCTATTCGCTTCATATAAGGCTTTTAATTCATCAGGGTTATTGATTATCACATATTCTTTTTTCTTGGTCACATCAATGAAAACGGCAAGCCAATCTTCCTTGAAAACCTCAAAGTCATAAAAAATCACTACATTCACCCTTTCTGAAAATAGCGGTGGAAGGTGCGACCCCGCCACCGCCTGATAACATTATTGTGGATTATCAATCCACACGCAAGTAAAATTTTTTAGCAATCAAAAACTTCCTTGATTGTGATAGGGTTGAAAGCATCTGCCTTATAATCAACCTCAACTTCAATCGCACCCTGAATAGACTGGAATATATCAAGAATCTGATCTGCAAAATCTGCATAGTTTACGAACTCAACAGGTGTGTCATCTTCTGCAATCAGCTTGTTCACCCAAGTGCATACAGACTTGATTGCCTGTCCGTCCGTCCACTTTGCGGAACTGTTGCCGGAAATAACACGGTTGAAGAAGATCATGCGGTTTGCCTGTTCACCTTCCTTGATCTTTGCCTGAACTGCAAACATCAACTTATCCTGTGCCTTGGTCAACTTAATTTCCATCTTCTCAATACTAATGATATATGTACCATCCGGCACATCAGCAAAATCATTATCAGGTGCGTTCTGCACCTCATTCTGTAATTCCTGTAAATCAACCTTTTCATCAAATGCACTGAAATCAATAGCCATAATTTTTCATCTTTTAACCTTTCTTTATTTGCTTAATACTAACTTTAACAACTCAAACGCCTGAACCTCATTGAACCCGGCTTTTACATAGGAATCATAGATTTTCTTTGCAGCAGTTGCACCATCTTCCGGCGGTACATCCTGTTTAGGTGCTACCGGGTGCGGGTTCTTCATTGAACGGTTGTTTGCCGTGTTCATTCCTTCCGTGATTGCTGATGCAAGGATTGCACCAAACAGTTCATCAGGTAAACCAAAAGGATTGTTCATGTTCTTTTACCTCACTTTCTTAGCGTGTTTTTCTTACTCTGCGGGTTCTGCCAGTCGGCTGTTCATCTACTGCCGGGGTTTCATCCGCTGTTGTATCTGCATTATCAGGCTGTGCCTGTGCTGCACTTCTTCTTGTTCGTCTGCCTTTCTCCGGCGGGTTCATTGCCCCATCAATAGGATTTTCCGGCTTAGGGTTGTCTGCCTGTGCTAAACGCTTCACACCTTCACCAAATTCTTCCTTACTGATGACCTTCATAACCTCAACACCGTCAACAATCAGGTCAACCGTGTCACCCTTGTGCTTCATCACATAGTTATCATCAGCCGGAACATAGAAGTATGTGTCTGCATCCAGTGTGACAGATTCAGAATTAGTATTTGTTGTACCGTCCTGAACAGGTTCAGATTGTTCAGCAGACTTTCTTTCCTTACGGGTTCTTCTTGGCGGTGTTTCAAGTTCCGGCTGCGGTACAGAATCCGCTGCTGCACACGCTTCATCAAACGGGATTTCTTCACGCCCATCAGCAACCGCATCAATAGCCTTGTCACGCTCTGCCATATAATCAGCCATTTTCTGATTATTTTCAGCCACCACTTCATCATGTGTCTTGCGGGCGGTTCTGCCTGTCTTTGGTGCTGCATCTTCTGTTGTAGTAGGCGGTGTTGCTGTGGCTGTGGTCTTTTTTCCACCCCTTGCCCGTCTGCCGTTGGCATCCGGCTTTTCAAGATCGGATGCAGCCTGTGCATCAGCCTGACCCATTTCTGCATCTGTCTTATACTCACCGACTTCATAGAAGTTGCGGATTTTATCGGCTACATAATTCAGATCATTGTCAATGGCGTATGCCGGGAACATTCCCATAGGTGACTTCACGGTGTCCTTGCCACTGTTCTGTGTATAAAAGTAATATTTTCCTTCATTCACTCCTGTTCTAAGTACAATGGTGAAAAGTCCTTCAATGGTGATCTTCTCACGAAGTAACTTTCCGATCAGCTTAATAGTGGTTACACCATTTTCAAGTGTTTCTGTGTGGGTCATATAAGCAACCACCACATCATCAGGAAGTTCCTTGCACACCTCAATGATTTCAAAGTAGTTCGCACCGAAGTCATTCCATTTATCCCAACCGTTTTCCTTGATACGGTTCATGTATGGAACAGAAAGGATATACTGGAAGTCATCAACCACCAGTAACTTCTTCCCGGCTGCTGCCTGTTCCTTCATAAACTTGCAGATTTTGCGTGATTCAACCTCACTGTTCAGCATTGTGAACTTACCCTTGAACGGTAACGGCTTACCAACCGGGTTCACAACGGCAGTTGTTGCCGGATTGCAATTTCTCATACTGGTACTTTTTCCTGTACCTGATTCACCCATAATCAAAAGCATCTGTGCCATACTATTTCACCTGTTCCTTTCTGATTTTTTCAAAGTTTCCCGCCATATTAGCAGAAACATGATGCTGACCAAACTGTTTCTGAACTCCCGCACGAATCACTGAACGTAATAACTTTCTGTTATATACCGGGCGGGGATTGTAAACCTTTCCCTGTCTTTCATTTACCATACTCTTATACCTCACTTTCCTTGATGATGATTTTTAACTTTCTGCGTTCATCCATTGGTATGACCTCAACAGAATAATTATTTGCAAGAAGAATACCAACTAAATCCTGATATGCTGCACTTGTGCGACTTCCTTCAATTACAATACAACCACATTCAGCAGCACATTCCTTTTCAATATCTTCACGCATAATGTCATTCACTGACTGAATATCATTGATGATATATTTCAATTCCTGATTTTCAGCCATTAGCTGATTGCGTTCATCTTCTAACCGTCTGATTTTCTTATCTCTTTTATCCATTATTCTTCACTTCCTTCATCTGTGCTACCCTCTGTTACTCTGCTTGACCATAAATCAGCATAATGCAGAATCAAATATAATGGGGTTTCATTTCCCTTCACCGCATAGTTTGCTGATTCATACAGACCATCATGGTATCTGATCGCAAATTCTTCATCTTCCGTCAGGTCAATGAAAAGGGTTGCTAACTTGATGCTGCGGGTTGCGTGGTCAAGTGGAAGAAGTGCCGGGTTACGCTTGAAAGGCTTGCTTTCAGACTGTTTATATTTCTGTTCCGGCTCTGCCTTGGTAGGTCTGCCGTCCTTAATCATGTTAGGCACATACATCTGCTTGCCATAATCACCACACTTGCCAAGATCATGTAACGCTGCTGCAATGATGACTGAATCACGGATTTCTGCATACTTGACCTTGCCAAGAAGTGCATAACCAATGTTTTCTGCTGCCATCATCACATTTCTGCTATGATGAACAAGACCGAACTGACACGCAAGATGATTTCCACCGCTGCAAGGTGCTTCAAAGAATCCGATTTCTTCCATGTATGCAATCAGATCTTCCATTCCCTCACGCTTGGTCGAAAGTAAGTGGTCAACCACATACTTCTTATTGTCAAGTTCCTTTGCATTGTCTGCTGCCACCTGTTCAATTTCTTTCTGAACTGTTTCCTGTGTTACTTCTGCGGTATTCTCAACCGCTGCATCTGCTTTCTTTTTTGCTGCCATGCTCTTTCACTCCTTTAATTATTTTTATGTTGATTCCATTCTGTCAGGAATGGATAAACACCGTATAAGTTGACTGGTAATTCACCCAGTTCAATGTGTTCAATAAATTGCTTGAACTGTTCATAGTCCTTTGGATATAACAGGATGCCTATACCACCCGCCTTTTCAATTTCTCTAAGGTTGTATAACTGCAAGTCTGACGGTCTGCCGTTTGGTGCTTTCAGTTCGATTCCTAAAAACCAACCGTTGAAACATACCAACAGGTCAGGAATACCGCTTTTTGTATAAGCAGCACCACCCCAGTATTTCAGCAGCCAAGCACCCTTGTCCTTCAGGAACTTCTTGACTTTGTTTTCAAAATTCTTTTCTGCTGCCATTTACTCACCGCCCAACTGTTCATTGAACTGTGTCTGATAGTTCAGTATTTTTTCTGTATAATCTGTTGAATAGATGCTCTTTTCCCATAACCGGGCAGCACCATCTTCACCCATGTTGTACGCCATCAAGACCATATTTGTATCTTGATACCGTTCAAACAGTTTTCTAAGTACGAACACGCCCGCCCTGATGTTCTGATACGGGTCTGTAAAATCCGTAACACCAAGGGTATCTGTCAACCACTGATGATTGATCTGATTGATCTGCATATAACCGTAATCATTGGTTTTGCTGATGACCGCCGGGTCAAAACTGCTTTCATTCTGAATCAGTGCCATAACAAGGGTAAAATCAATGTTGTACCCGGTACAAAGGTAATATGTAAATTCCTGTTGTTCTTCCGGCATCTTGCAGTCAAGCGGTGTGAAATCTAAGTCACCCGCACCCCAGTCAAGGGAAATTTCCTGTGTGAATGTTCTGTCATCATACTCCCCATATACAAGGGTTTCTGTATTATCCCGTTCAAGTGTGCGTTCTATTGATTTCTCTTTGTCCTTGGCGGTTATATGAGTTTTCAGGGCATATACGGACACACCACCAACAGCTAACCCAACACCAAAGGCAACACCAAGCAAGATCAAGACCCGCTTTGCCATTGCGGACTTTCTAAGGTTCTTTGAATAGTTCATGTTTCATCACCCCTTTCCGTGATTTTCAAATAAATGATTCCGGGAATCATCAGAATCGCACCAATGATATATTCTTTCAGGTGTGCGGTAAGTGGTTCATATATTCCCATTTCAACCGCATAGTCAGATGCACCGACTGCACCAATTATCAGGAATACACCGATAAATGCCATGATTCCAAATATCCAGTTAAGTATTTTTGAATAATTCATCTGTCAGTTCCTTTCCTTCCTTCAATGCTGCAAGGTTCTTTTCTTCAACCGTACCCTTCACCAGTAAGTAATAGTAAAAGCACGGTTTGGCTTGTCCTATGCGGTGAATACGCTTTTTTGACTGTTCCCACATATCACATGACCCTTTGCCAAGTGGCAAGGTGAAATAAATAATCTTGTTTGCTTTCTGATAATTACCACCCATTGCCCCGGCTTGATACTGTATGAATGTGATTGAATCATCTACCTGATCGTATGCAGTCAAGTCCTTCTTTGACCCATTCACAACTGAATACGGTCTGTTTAGATCAGCAAGTTTTTTCTGCATTGCTTCAAGTTCTGCGGTAAAGTTGTAGAATATAATCAACCTATCTTCTGTTGATTCAACCAAGTCCCGCAAACCTTCCAGTTTTTCCTTGTGCCACTGCCCGCACAACTGCCGGGCATATAGCATCTTGGTCAGGCTGTTATCACCGACCAATTCAACCCGTGGTGTCACATCCGTGCCGTAATAATCTGAATCATCTTTGAACTTGCACATATTCAGGGTATCAAGCATGATGTAACTGTTTTTGATAAAATACTTGTACGCCTGTGTTACCTTAAAGAATATCTTCTGTTCAGTCTGTTCCGGCAGTTCAATCACATCAGCGGTTTTCATAAAAATGCACCCATGATCTGCAAGTTTCTTTTTCAGGTGTTGCGTGTGCTTGTATCCAGTTATCACTTCATTCTTGTACCCGTCACCGTTTTCAACCCATTCGGTCTGAACGTATGATGACCAAAACGCCTTTTTTGTAATGTTCCACCCAAGCAACTGAACCTGTGACCACAACCTTTCATACTTTCCGGCTGTTGGTGTTCCTGATAATAAAATCACGCTTTCCGGCTGCATTTTCAGAATGAACTTTGACCGTTGTGCTGTTTCATTGGTTATCAGTGAACTTTCATCAAGCATTAGTGTGAACCCTTTGAGTTTCAGCAACCAATCCCGCCGGAAAGCAGTTTCATAGTTGATAACGCCTATAATCTGAACATCCTTGTTGTATAATTCTTTGGTATCAACAAGTGTCCTGAAATTGATTGCTTCACTTTTCTTGGTCAGGTTCATCACACGGTCACTTGGGTAATATTCTTTGAAGTGCTGAATCCAGTCATCTATCTTGGATTTCTGACAGATGACCACATTCACCGCATTGTTCAGCAGATACATTTTTTCAGCACCCACAAAGGTCTTACCCAGTCCCATATCAAGATAATAAGCACAACGGTTGAACTGTTCAGTCCTGTTCAGTGCATCTTCCTGATGGGGCATAAGGTGCAGATCATTCATCTACCCTGACACCCGTACACTGGAAGAATATTTCAGCATCAAAGTTTGGTATTGCCTTGATGATATTCTTCTGACGGTCTGACAGGCTGCCCCACCACAACTGACCACATTCAGATTCATCAAGCACTTTGAGATAACCGCCTGTTGTTTCGTGTGTCGGATGCTCTGCTTTTTCTTCATCCGTCATATCTTCTGAATAAATCCATTCAACAACATTCTTTGGTATTCTGTTCAACAGGTATCTTGCATCTGAATCTATCCATTCACGATAGGTCATATCTGACGGTTTATTGAACAGCATGATCTTCTGTTCAACAGTATTGAAACAACCAGTATTGAAAGATGACTTGTTCCAGTCCCCGGTGTTCCTGTTCCCGGTGTTCCTGTTCCCGGTGTTCCTGTTCCCGGTGTTCCAGTCCCCGGTGTTCCTGTTCCCGGTGTTCCTGTTCCCGGTGTTCCTGTTCCCGGTGTTGCAGTCCCCGGTGTTCCTGTTCCCGGTGTTCCTGTTCCCGGTGTTCCTGTTCCCGGTGTTCCAGTCCCCGGTGTTCCAGTCCCCGGTGTTGCAGTCCCCGGTGTTCCTGTTCCCGGTGTTCCTGTTCCCGGTGTTCCTGTTCCCGGTGTTGCAGTCCCCGGTGTTCCAGTCCCCGGTGTTCCAGTCCCCGGTGTTCCTGTTCCCGGTGTTCCTGTTCCCGGTGTTCCAGTCCCCGGTGTTCCAGTCCCCGGTGTTCCTGTTCCCGGTGTTCCAGTCCCCGGTGTTCCAGTCCCCGGTGTTCCAGTCCCCGGTGTTCCAGTCCCCGGTGTTCCAGTCCCCGGTGTTCCTGTTCCCGGTGTTCCTGTTCCCGGTGTTGCAGTCCCCGGTGTTGCAGTCCCCGGTGTTGCAGCGACCCGTGCAATTCTTTCCAATATTGACGATTCGCAACACTTCATCCCACTGGATTTCACGCACGATCTCCAATTTGTCAGTACATGACTTGTCACCGTCTGTTCTTACCTCACCATAGGCAATGACTTCTGCAATCTTGTTTTCACTGTTGAAACTGTAATAATTGAAGCAGTCGGCAGCAGTCTGACAGAAGTGCATACCGTGACCGCAAACATCAAGTTCCCCTTCTTCCTCAAATTTTCCGGGGCAAGCGTACTGTTTAGTGTTGCCGTTAGGTGAACAAGTCCAATCAGGTCTGAACACTTTGAACCCATGCACCACATTCTGAACGGTATTGTTATTTTCCATTTTCCTATTCCTCACTTTCTAAAAATGCAACAGCCTTGTCATAGTTGCGTTCTATCATTCTAAGTTCATCTTTTCCACGTTCTTCTAAATCACATATTGAACGGTAAATTTCATCATTTCTTAATGCTGTTACCTCATTGGTTATCAGATCAGTGATGACCTGTGGTTCAAGTGCATCCAGTTCCCAAGATTCATTGCCGTATTCATCAATATACTTTGATGCTCTACTGTCAGTGATCTTTGCCGGGTTAGGTGGTGGGTTATATGTACCAATCTGATTCATGGTCAGTGCTACACGCTTCACATACACATCAGCACCGAACATCTGCAAGCGTTCCTGAATATCCCTTGTCATATCAATACCGCTTGGGTCATGGTCACCTAAGTGAATAATCACCCTGTTATCACGGTAATCTTGACTAATGAAACGCTGTGCTGCTGACCACATTTCTGACTGTGAAGTGTAACCCCTACATGAAAAATACGGCGTGTCAAGTGGTGTGCAAGCCTGTCCCACAATATCAACTAAGGCATCCTTTTCAACCCATACTTCAACGTAATTCGGTTGACCGTCCCACTTATTCAGCAGATAACTGTATCTTGCGGATGCGATCACATCAGCCGGATTGTCCCAATGACCATTTCTTCTAAGGTTGCGGGTTCTGTCTGTGATGCTATGCCAGTCAATCAACCCGGCAAGTCTACCGTCATTGATAAGATTTCCAATGTTCTTATAACTGCGTTCATTGTTGGGGATGTACCCACGGGCAACTAACTGATAATATGCCTGTCTAAGTGTCAGTTCATATCCCTGTGCCTGATATTCTTCAACCACCTGATTCACAAGGTTTATCAGTTCAAGACTTTTCTGCTGAAACTTAATGCTTTTATACTCAATCTTTGGCATCAGATCACCCCTTCAATTTCTGCAAAACGCTTTGCATTGATGAAATATGACCAACGGTGTTCACTGGTATGAATCGCATACCCCCAAGGAAAAACGCCCTGTTGTAACCCAAGTGCTATTGTGTTGGTGTGCTTATGCATCAACTTAGCAACTTCATGTACTGTCAAGGTTGGGATGCCATCTTCACACTTGGAAGGTTTGAAGGTCACCGTGGTTTCTTCCTGTTCAAAATAGTCAGGGGTAAGTCCAAGTGATACTGCAATATCACTTTGAACCTGTTCTGACGGTGTGGTCTTGTCATTCAGGTACATACTGATTGACCCCTTACTTTTCCCGGTCAATCCAACAACCTGTGCCTGATTGATTCCTAACTGCTGCATAGCCTGTTTCAACTTTTCGCTGAATTTCATAATTTATCACCTATCCTTTCTTTATTGTGGATCGACAATCCACATTTTAGGTAAAAAAAATCTCCATAACTTCATCATCTGTCAAATGAAGAAGTTCTTTCAAGATCATTACCTCACTTGTTTTGAACTCTGTTTCATTGTTGAGTTTTTTCAAAAACGCCTGATAAGAAACCCCAACCTGTTTAGCAACGTAAACCAATTTGAAACCACAAGCATCAATTTTTTCTCTTAATAAATTACCTTTAATCATCTTATTTTTCACCTTCCTTTTCATCATCAGGGAACGCATTGTTGTTATACTGTTTCCTGATCGTTATTCTAACAACCCCTGATTCCAACTGTTCAAATGATGTTTCCTTGAACTTTTGCGGTTTGCCTTTTTTCAGGCTTTCTATGTACGCAAGATATTCAAGTTTGGTTGGAAATTCAAGAATCTGTTCAATCCATGCTGCAACTATTTTCTTCACATAACCACCTTCTTTCTAACATGAACCACCGTCAGCACCATGAAATGCACCAACAGGATAATTCCAATCATTTGTGTATATGTCATCTGTGTTGAACTCACCAGTAAGTATTGAATGTATTGCTGCTTTATCCTTCCAACACACGCAAGACTGTGTATCACCGATAAATTCATCAAGATTCTTTTTGTTATCCAGTGTGAACCCAAGAACTTCTTCATCATGCCTTAGTGCAGCATAATCATCAGGGAAAAGTTCTTTTACTCCGGCAAATAACCGGGGTGTTGAAAATATACACATCATACAACTGCATCTGTTCCAACCTATCCTGTAACATGGGTGTGGGTTTATATGATGCCGTTTCAGCAGTTCCCACACATCCTTTTCAGAATAATCAATGCAGCACCGCCATTGATGAACAATTCTGTGTGCCTTGGCTTCTGCATTGGTGCGGTGTATTTCCATTTCATTGTACTTTGACCGCCCGGCTGATTCACCACGGCGTTCACCTGACACAATCAGTATTTTCTTATCATGCTTGGTTTCTTCAAGGTTTGCCGTCACACTGTCTTGGACTGCTGCCTTTAAGTTACCGCTGCACCACCGACCTGAATGTGTACCGCCTTTTGCCGGGAACTTGTGTCTTTTTCCACCAAGTTCTTCAAGTTCACCCAGTCGGTCAAGATTACTGACAACGGTATCTGCAACACATATTTTCAAATAAGCGGAACACCAACGCCTTGACAGGTCACCAGTCTTTGCCGGAAACTTCATTCTGTAACCATACTGTTTCAGAAGTTCTTCCATTTCTTCTGTTGCCTGTTCTTTCAGTTCCTTACATTTCAGGTAATTACTTGACAATTTGCACTGTCTGACTTCCCCAGTATCAGGGTCAATCCATTCAATCGGTTCTGATGCACCTATGCGGTACAATTCACCAAAGAAACCGTTCACCCTGTAAGAAACCCTTAACTTGATACCCTCTGCATCTGCAAGTGCTTTTACATAGTTTTGGGTACATTTCCAGTCCATACGCCTTGAAGGATGCCCGCCGTCAATATCGTGATGCCAAAACTCTATTCTTTCCTTTGGTACACCAAGTTCAAGAAGTTTTAGGTAACAAGCAACTGAATCCTTACCGCCGGAAATCAAAACGACTATCAGATCATATTCTTCAAGTGGTAAAAGTTCCGGCAAATAGATTTTCTTGAAATGCTCTGAATCAGTTCTACCGTCAACCCTTGGTTTCAATTTGATGCCCTTGCCATATATCGGTGCATCAGGAACACCTAATCTGACGGGCGTTTCCTTGGTGCAATCCGCATCTTTTATGAAATCAATCATTGCCTTTATCCTTTCCCAGTTCCTTCAAAAAGTTGTCTATTGTCAGCACACCTTATTGCATCAGGGGTGTCTTTCCTTTATCAGATTTCACATTAAAATCTGAAAACCTGTTACACATCATTGAACTTTTTGAACGGTGCTGTTCAAACCGCCGGGGTTTCACATTAAAACCACCAAAACCTGTTGACCGACACACAATAGACAATTTTTTGAAAGAACTGAAATCCTATTCCTTGGTTCTTTTCCCCGGAACTGCTGCAACAGTTCTTTTTGAAATAGTCAGGAAGTCGGGGAACTTCCTGACCTGTGAAACAAAGTGCTGTGTCATCTCGTGCGGTTGATTCTTCCACTTAACGGTTTCTTGTTTTAGGGGTAAAGTGCTGATTGGTTCAGCCTGTTCAGTTTTCTTCAAATAGTTCTGAATACTTTGCTTTCTTGCCCTACCGTTCCTGTTTTCTTCAACTACTTTGACGGGTCATGTTTATTCTTCACACGCTCTGTCTGCTATCCGGCAGCCTGACCACCATATCACTTGCGTGTAGCCCTATCGCTTCACCCGTTCCTTCCTACTTGCTTTGTTTCTTGTGGATTGTTCGTCCACATTTCATACTATAAACCCCTGTGGATTAAATGTCAACTATTTTTTATAAAAAACTTAAAAAAAGTTGATTTTCAATCCCCAACATAGTAAAATTACATATAGAAAGGGGGTGACAGTTGTGGTAGATAAAAAGAAGGATTTTCTGAAAATTCTTGGTAATAACATAAAAAAATACCGGGACGATAAAGGACTTTCTCAAGAAGCACTTGCCAACCTTTGTGGGTGGAATACGGACAACGCACGGTCTACTATTTCAAAGATTGAAAAAGGGACTAACGATGTCCCTACATCCAAGTTAAAGATCATAGCAGAAAAACTTGGTGTATCAGTTTGTGATCTAATGGATTGTTCAAATATTCAAGAACAGTCTGAATCTGTTGAACTGGTAAAACAAGTTTATGATGAAGAAACCAAATTTGTGATTTCTTCATTTATTAAACTGGATGCAGTTGACAGAATTAAAGTCATTGAACGAATTAACACATTACTGGATGATGAAAAATATTCTGTCAAAAAAGAATCATCAGGAAGTCAAACGGCATAATATGGGTTGACTTTTCCAAAAGGTAACTGTTGGTAACGGGTAACTGTTGTTTTTCTATACTCTATATTTTACTTTTTTATTTTTACATTAGAATTAGTACATAATCAAAATATAAGAAAATCAATTATCAACAGTTACTAACAGTTACCCTATTGATAATACTGCATTTATAACAGATACTTAAACCGTTACCAACAGTTACAACGGTTACTGAATGAAAGGAAGGTAAAAAATGTTTGGAAAAAAGAAAGAATCAGGAATACCAGTAGGACATTATGAAGGAATTGAAGGGTTTGCGACTGATTACCCTTGCAGAATTGAAGTAAAAGGTGATGTGTTTGAGATCAGAAGAATCAAGCCTGAAACTACCGTCACACTTCCAATGAACAGAATCAAGTCATTTTCAGCAATGGAAGAAGAAAAGTTCATGTTAAAATATCACGGTCAGGCAAAAAACACATCAAAATTAAAAGGTGCAAAGAAGTATTACTTGGTTGTGGAATATGACAAAGGTATGCTTGCCTTTTGGGGAACAGCAATGGAATATGGAAAGTTTCTTGATTTACAGAATAAAGGTGTTGTAGCACCTTCACACATTGAATTATAACTGAACAAAAATGAACCCCAACCGTTGCAGCGGTCAGGGTTCTTATAACTCTATACCAAGGAATAGGATGATATAGGCTATGCAACCCTAATTATATCATCCATTCCTTGAAATTTCAATCAGGAAGGAATGATATACATGGGAAGAAGAAACCCAAACGGTTACGGATGCGTGACCAAGTTGAAGGGTAACCGTTCACGCCCGTGGCTTGCCAAGGTCACCATATATGACGAACAGGGACACGCAAAACAAACCCCTATCGGTTACGCTGAAACAGAAGAAAAAGCCAACATCCTATTGGCTGAATATAACAACAACCCTTGGGACATTGACCGGGAAAAGGTCACCTTGGTTGTACTCTATCAGCGTTGGTCTGAAATCAAGTTACCCAAGTTAGGAAAATCAAATCAGCAGTCCTTGCGTTCAGCGTTCAAGCACTGTTCAAAATACTATGGTGTGAAGTACCGATCACTGAAATCTTATCAGATGCAAGACTGCATTGACAACTGCGGGTGTGGGTATTCAACACAATGGTCAATCAAGAATCTGTTCGGTCACCTTGACCGTTTTGCTTTTGAAATTGACCTGATAGATAAAATGTATTCACAAATTACCACCGCCCCACCAATACCTGATACCACCCGTGAACCGTTCACACCTGAACAGGTTGATGCACTGTGGAAAATAAAAGATGACCCTTGGGTCAATACCGTGCTGATCTACATATATACGGGGTTCAGATTACAGGAATTGTTGGGGATGAAAACTGAACAGGTGAACATCAAGGACTGGTACTTTGAAGGTGGAATCAAGACCGCTGCCGGAAAGTGCCGTATTGTTCCGATACATGACCGCATCAGACCATTTGTGAAAGCACTGGTTGATGAAGGGAACAAGTACCTGTTCACTTATCAGGGCAAAAAGTTCAGTCAGGCAAATTACTATAAGTGTTGGGGTGAGGTCATGGAAAAGATCGGTGCAGACAAGACCCCGCATGAAGCACGGCACACCTTTGAAACCAACCTTGACAACGCAAAAGGCAATAGAAAATGTATTGATATGCTGATGGGTCATAAGTCAAAGGATGTGGGAAACAGGGTGTATAATCACAAGACTATTGAACAGTTACGGGAAACCGTTGCCCTGTTAAAATAATATTTTTTACACTGAACCAGTAACAAATTAGAAACAAAAAAGACGGGAAATGCCGTAAAATCAAGCATTTCCCGTCTTAAAAAATGTATTATATCATGTATTATACATTATATCATTGCAGATAATATATGGTGTACGAATTTTCACGCGCTCTTTATAAAAGCGCTTCTGGATTTTTTCTATGATCACTGCCCGTTCCGTATTCTCGCTGCGTTCATTCCACGAATCATTTTGTGTTTCTTTTCAGGTCGTCACCCGGTTTTCGGCATCAAAAAAACGCCATACTCATCACCATTCCGGCAATGAGCAGACGTTTTATATTTTGTCCGTATTCTTTTGCAAAAGAGAAACAAATGAAATGTAAAAAGGACAGTAATTGGTAACAAAATGGGAGTAATACGGAAACATGCTGCACATTCCCCTATCCTCTCAGATTTAAAAACCATCTATCAGGCTGCTGATGAGCAGAAGGCTCAGACTGCTTTAGACCGTGTGACAGAAAAATGGAGTCCGAAATATCCGAATTCCATGAAACGCTGGAAGGACAACAGGGATGCTGTTTCTCCAATTTTTAAGTTTTCAACCACTGTCCGGAAGGTCATTTATACAACAAATGCGATAGAATCACTGAACTCCACATACCGGAAACTGAATCGTCAGAGAAGCGTATTTCCAAGTGATACAGCGCTGTTAAAAGCCTTATATCTGGCCACTTTCGAGGCTACTAAGAAATGGACAACTACCATCCGGGACTG